GGCTTGTGCGCACTGCTGGGTTATAGCCGTTAAGTCATATACAAATGCGATATTCCCCAGGGAGTCCAGGTATAGGTCATTCTGCGCATTAACCCCAAATGTTAGAATTGTCATATTTACCTCTATGGAAGTGGCGGAGGGATAGTCGCTCCGGGTGTAATAGTTCCGGTCGCGGCTATACTTCCCACAACCCCTAGTATTCCCGCTCCCGCATTCAGTGTTACGAGCATATTCGCATCGGAGTTAACATTTAAATTATGGCCTGAATTAACCGTAACGGTATTAGCCGATGTTATAGTGATGTCCGTTTCATTAATCGCCAGGCATACAGTGCCGGACGTATTCTGAATAACCACAGCTCCGCTATTTTCTTCATTGATAGTATAGCCACGCATAATATCAGGAATAAAAAGACCGTCAGAAAAGTTATTAACTCGGTTAGTATTTGGGATGCTCTGCGCGTAAGTTGATAAAAAATTACTGATGTCCCGGTCATTTGCTAATACCCATCCTAAATCTCCTGGATTGATCGGGAAACTCAAAAACAATCCGCCTCCGCCTAAGAGTAACACAGGAATGCTGACAAGTAGTGCTCGCGGTAATACGCTCCCGTCCGTAGTGACGTGGGATATCAATAGCTGGACTTGCACTCTGTTAGCTTCACGGTCGTAGGTTATAACTTGGGCGGGTAGCATGCCATTTATGCTTTGAATCAGTTTGCTAAAGGCAAAACGGATCGAGCCCGCCAGGCTATTATTATCTGCTGGGTCTAAACTTGGGTTATTCCCTAAGTTAACCATCGGTGTCTATCCCTCCTGGAGGATTAGGTCTGAAACAATCTGCTATATAATAAAAAGGAGTTAATCGATTTGTGACGATAAATGCCAACTGGTAGATAACATATATACCGTTCACCGCGGGATATTTATCACTATACAAATTAATAGCCCCGCCCAAAACGGTCTTATTGTCGATTAAGAACTTGACTCGAACACCTCGCTCTGTGAACTCGGGTATTCCAATCATGCCTGTACTTGCCGAAAGGTCGCGAATAGTAGAACGCAAAGCAGTTCCCGCGTTTTTAACCACGAGGGTATCATCATCTATAAACACATTTAACTGACCCATTTGAGCGAAAAGCTCCAGTTGTTTTAGAGATGAACCTGCGAAATTATAATTACCTACAACTTTATTGGTGGCTTCGTATTGTAAGTACACTCCGAATTGTTGCGCCATGGACTGCGCTATCTGGTCCGTGGTCGTACTTCCTGGCTGATTATAAGAAATACCCGTAGCTTTTAAATAATTTCCGGTAAGACACTTTAGTGTAACGCCCACATCGGGGGGTTGCGTTACACTAGAATATACGATTGTTCCTATAAATATAACACTTGTTCCATAAGATTCTCGACCAGCTTCTAATATCAAAGTTTTTGCGGTTTTATTAAAATTATACGGTGTGGTTTCAGTAAGTATATAATCTTGTGTGGCACGGTCTAAATTGTATATAGTTATTTCGCATTCGTTTTGCTGGGGGTTAGCGTATTTAACACCCACTGCGGATATGAATAAATTCTCGTATTTTTTTACTTCCTCATTAACTTGTATACTGATGCTGACAATTCGAGGGTCTATTTCAGAACTGATTGACGGAGGAGATATTTGATTAGGATTAAGCATTGTTGATTGCCTCAATTTCTGCTTGTGTCGCGTATATTAAAAACTGATCTACGCCGAACCTACGCCAATCAGGGTACTCAAAATTTGCAGTTTGTAGTATAAAATTACCATTTTCCATGTACTCACTAACAATAACTGGGTAGTTCCCCACTAGGCGGGTACCAGTTAGCAGAACAACCTCGTTTATTGTCAAATCAATCGACATGACGCCATTTCCGCAATCATGAATTCTCAAATCGTACTGCTGCATATCCAATCTAACCGATAATGATTGGTTAGGAATCGACGCTAGTGGGATAACAATCATAGTATGTTCCCCCCCGATATCGCATTAAAAGCCACGACAGCTAAAGCGATTTGAGTAGCGTTAGCCGCGATTACCCCTTGTTGCCCTCTGTCGACCGTGGTGCTATCTGACGGGTCGGCAGTAGCTAGGCCGCCGGACGGTAAAACAAAAAGAGCTTGTCTCAAACTTAAGGTCAAAGAGATTGTATCGTATTGTTCGGGGGATTCTTCGTGTGGTATTGCTGAAATAAGTTGATTTTCGTATATCCCCGTTTTAGTCTGAACCACAAGCAGCGTGGCATTTAGATAGTAAGAACGGATCGCTTTATATGTATCTTGGTATGTGCGACGCGACAATATCATCGACAATTCAATCTCCACGGGGAGTACAACCCTGTGGTCGGTAATAACGGCCCCATTTTCTAAAGGGTGCTCCATTACTTTCGATTGTTCTTTTACAACCGCTTTAACCGCCCTAGCATCTCTAAAAATCTGTTCGAATTCCTGAGTGAATACCGCAACGGTATCCGTAGCAAAAGACGGAAGAAGTGTATCAATAAATCCGATTCCGGTAGCCATTATATTAGAATCCCATCATCGTGATACGCGTTACTTTGCTGTAGTTGCGCGAGTAGCGCTTTCCCTTGGTTTCCTAGTTCTCCTACAATCCCCGCTGCGATCCCTTTTGCATCTTGCGCGCTGGTGTTAATATGAACGTCTCCGTTAAATGCTAAATTTGAAGCTTGAGAGTTTGTTACCGAAGGTATAGAAGTCGGGATATAAAAGGATTGATGCTCCTCAAGAAGTTTTTCGTTTTCTAAATCTCTCTGGTAGTCTCCTCCTAAATCCTTCCATTCCTGAAACTGTGGCGTTGTAAAGTATTTATATATTGAAGAATTTTTTATTTTCTGTATATCTGGGTCGTTTTTAATTACCTTTGAAAGAGCACCAAAGGTGTTATCCGGGTCTAAAAAACTACCTCCGCTTTTCTTTACTCGTTCTTTAAAGTCTGAAAATCTATCAAACAAATCGCCGAAAGCGGTATTGAAAGGTGATACGATAGCATTAATAATCTTAACTATACCTGTTAATGCATCAACGAGTAGTCCTAGAGTGGGTAACACTGAAACCGAAAGCGCCCTAAACAACCTGTCAAACTCATCGGCTAATAACGAAAGGGATTTACTAAACTCTCTTTGCCTTTCGATATCTTCCGGAGATACTACCCCCGATGCTATTTTTTCGGCTAACAGTTCTTCGTAGTCTTCAGTGTTGTAAAGCGCCGCGGTCAAAGTAGTCCCAGGCCCTTCGTTGTTTCGCGTGAATGCTTGAGCCTGTTCAACGCTTTTGAAATCTCGTCTTAAAGCTCTTCCGTACTCGCCAAGATAAGCCATAACCGCATCTGGTGTGGAATTTCGAGAAGATGCAAAAGCCTCGAGTTCGCTTACCGCTGTCTTAGCATCGTACCCGAGGTTTTTTAAAACTTTACTAAACGCGTCCAACTTTTGAGGGTCGAAACCGAAATTTCTGGATAGATTACCGATATCTGCGGTATTAGCAAAAGCCGATTTAAAACCGCTGATAACCGCGCCTATGCTGAAATACCCAGCGGATACTTTCCCAAGCGTCACTGCAAGTTTTGAAAACGCAATATCTGTTTTTGTTGTTTGGTCTTCAGATTTCTTAAAAGTATCATTGACCTCGCCAGTTTTCTTTTTTACGTCGTCTACTTCTTTTTTAAGCTGAGAAGAGTCAGCTTTAAAAACTATCGATAAGGTTTCAAAAATCGCCATTATTTTCGCCTCTCGTTAGCTTCTTTTATAGCCATGAACTCATTGTATCGAGTTACTGCAAGGATTTCATAAAGGTCGTATGCTTGCTCTATAGTATATACCGTATTCAACTCGTGCATAGTCGCGTATTTATTAGCTACTAACGCACCTATAATAGGGTCCACATGTGGATAGTCCATGATTTTAGATTCTGAGCGCTTCCAACCCGGGAACTTTAGGGGAGCGCGTCTTCTAAAAAACCTTTATTGTACTCCATCATTTCCTTTTGAATTTCGATTAACATTCTCCAATCACTAACGTGATTATCTATCAGACCGCGCGTGGATAATAGTAAAGGAATTTGACCCTCTCTAGGAACTCCCACGTAAGCCATCAATTTTATAACGTTTGATTCAAACGAAAGATAATCTTTAATATTAGGGAATCCCGAGGCGGCGTAGTTAGTAGCAATTTCTAAACCAGCTAGCGCCGGAAATCTAGAAATTACAAACTCCTTTCCGTTGATTTCTTTTTGCAGAGGATTTAATAGAATCATTATAGTCCAATCCTGTTTTGGAAGGTGAATGAGTACGTTTTACTTTTCAAACGACCGGCGCTTGCCACGCTGCTCGCGGGCATGCCGTCGGTAATAGCGCCATCCTGAAATATAACACCGGACAAATCCGGATATAAAACGGTCAGAGTCATTACATCTTGAGCCCCAATTTTCCCACGGCCTACGCGGTTTGCTTCGAGAAGCACGCCGAGTTGTCGGTCGTCGAGGCTTCCCGCGATGACCGAAATCGTGATGTTTATTGGCTGCGGTTTAGACCAAACTACCAAATCCCCGTTCAATCCCATGGCCTTATCGGCTACTTGCAAACTCGGAATATCGAACGGATCCGTGTCGTCGGCGAATTGTGTTAGGTACAACCCTATTGGGAAAGTATTCGATGCGATAATGCTTATACTAGCACCAAAACCTGAGATATTCTCCATGTTAAAATCCTCTTATATCAAAGTATGGGTGCCCGAAACGAAGTTAATCACGTCGTCTTTACTATAGACAAGCTGATATTTTGCCTCATTATCTTCGGCTACAATTACGCAATTCAACCAGTATCCAATACCAGCAACTTGATGCCACGCTAGTGGGTCTTTTGTAATTTGTGTTATGTACAATTGTTGCTGGCCCGTTAGTGTTTTATTGCTGCTGATAGTACCGTTGTTCAATGCTCTATCTACAACGTCCTGTAGCGTATTTAAAATCATTCCTCGCCCTTGTGCATTAGCCGGGATTCGAGTTTGAGTTATCAATAGGTTCATAAGTGCTACGGTGGCAGCATCTTTAAGCCAAATCTCATTTACATAAAGATTCATGAGAGCCGGACTTGTAGCAGGGCCTTGCATTCCACCCTGTTGGTAGAATGCGATTTGAGCGCCCGCTTGCTGGGTTTGACCGTAGTAGTTCACATTAAGGGCGTCATAGGCGTCAGCATCCGAATCGGTGGTCACGCTAGCGCTTAACCCTCCGAAACTTTGGAACATGTAGTTTTGTACCGAATTGGCGCTGTCGTAGTCGGTAGCCGCTTCAACCATCATCGGACCCATTTCGGGATACTGAAGAGGGCTTAATGTTGGGCTAAGTGTTAGCGCAACGCCGCCGATGCTCACTAACGCCGCTTGCCAGTCCGAAACATTTTCGGGAGTAACTGCAACTGAATAAAGAAAAAGGTTGTTTAGCGAAAAATTCCAGGTGGCAGCCTCCACAACTTCTTGCTCGGTTAAGCCGAGATTCGTCAAGAAAGTGAAAGACCCGAAATTGGTTGAGGCTTGATAAGAATTAGTCAATGTTTCTGTGATGGTTTCTATATCTGAACCAGGCGCCCATATCGCTCCTGGCGTAATAGACCCATTGGTATTTACCGAGCCAGGAACCCAGCCCAGTAGGCCAGTTCCGGTTATATCTGTTCCGCTTCCTGGCGCTGCAACGGAAATCTCCGCATCTCCGGTAATCCCCCCAACGAGATTAAAACCACCTGTGGAGGCGTCATAAGAAACCGTTGCAGACGTCCACAATGCGCCGCCGCCAGTCTCCGTACGAATCGCTGTTTGTATAATAGTAGCTACCGCCGCTAAACTAGCAGCCATCGTAAAATCTAATCCGCTAATAGTGAACGTGTGGGTTCCCATAGTTAAAACAAAAGAACCTCCTGTGATAGAGGTCCAATTATCTTCTTGTGTGTTATTGCCCGATACTGAATAAACCATGGGGGCTACGGCAGTACTCGCCCATCTTGAAAATTGAATGGATTCAGGCGCCGTAATGCTTTTGCTGATGAAACTAAAATAAAAATCCGCACGGAGATATTCTTCTGAATCTGTTCCGAAATACTGACCTACCGAATCTGCACTATTAAAAGATAAAAAACTTTTAGGGGGTAAAAGTAAATTACCCGTAAATAACCTAGCCACCAGTTCTCTTTCAGGAACAGTGTTAGCCGCACCAACTCCTGAAACAATTGAAACGTAACGCGTGCTCGAAATTGACATTTAGTCACCTCTTAAATCGGATATAAACCAGGCACGAAGGTATCCACGCTAGGCGTAACGGATAATCGATTGTTCAAGTATAGCAGAGTGAAATCAAAAGATGGGAGCGCCTCAAAATTATCTCTGTCATCTGTAAAATACGGGTTGGTAATATTGGTTATTCTCAATACGCCAACATTTTGAGCGTTTAATAGTGCCAGTGCGGTATCACTTTGAAGTATACAGGCTACTTCATTTATTAGATCCGAAGCGGTATACCCTGGG